TACGTAGGAAATGCCGCACAATGGCAGCTACTAATGGGCGCAACCGATACCACAAAGCGACCAATTTATAACGCTATCCAACCTATGAACGCAGCCGGACAGGTAGGCCCTCAGTCTATTCGCGGTAACGTACTAGGCCTTGATCTATACGTAGACAAGAACTTTACAGAAACCACAGTAGACGACTCATCGGCGTTAATTTTGGCCCCTGAGGCATTTACTGTTTACCGTAGCCCACAGGCTTATATGTCAGTAAACGTAGTATCGAACCTACAAGTACAGGTAGCGATTTACGGCTTTATGGCAACTATCGCAAAAATGCCTAACGGTATTGTTCGTTACCTAAAGGCATAAGTAAAACCCTAATAGTCGGGAGGGTTCTTAGCCCTTTGAGCCCTCCCGGCCCTATTAAGTTAAGGAGTAGAAGATGCCAGCGACTTACGTCACCGAGGCCGAGTTAAGAGCAAACCTTGGAATTGAGAACCTGTATTCCTCAGACATCGTAGAAACGTGCTGTCAGACTGCTCAAGATTTACTTAACCAATTTTTATGGTTTGACTCTGCTCCTGTCGTAGGTACAGCGTTACAAAATAACGTAGCTACAGTTATGGTTGCTAACCCTGCAATCTTTAGTACGGGTCAGTCTGTAACCTTGAGTGGATGCGGCTCAACCTTTAATGGTACCTACACAATTACAGGTACGATCCCATGGACTGCCGGGACTGCTACTCAGTTTCCATCAATAGCATTTAATAATATGGCTTTTAATTGGCCTAATGGTTATAGCTTTATACAGTTTGCTAAAACCGCAGCTAACGCTAATTTTACGCGAGTCCTCCCCTACGGCTCAGCCGTGGGCGCAGACACAAAGACAAACAGCTACGCGACTACGCCGGCTGTACGCGAGGCAGCGATGATCCTCGCGACTGACATTTTTCAAGCTCGACAAGTATCACAAACAGGCGGCGTATCCATTGATGGTTTTAGTCCTAGCCCTTATCGCATGGGTAACTCGATGATCGGAAAGATCCGAGGCTTAATCGCAGGATACACAAACCCTAACACCATGGTCGGATAATGACGGCGGCCATCACAACACTTAGAGCGACACTAGCTGCCGCCTTGGACAGTCCTAACGACTGGAATACTTACAGCTACCCGCCGGCCACAATTACGGCCAACAGCGTAATCGTCAGTCCGGCAGAGAATTACATTACCCCGAGTAATAACTCTTACGCATCTATTTCGCCTCTTGCTAATTTTCGGATCATCATGACCGTACCTATGTTTGATAATCAGGGAAACCTACAAGGTATTGAGTCTTTAGCCGTAGCTGTGTTTAACAAACTAGCGGCATCAAATATAAATCTAAACATTTCGGCTATGAGTGCTCCCTCTGTACTTGAAGTACAAAGTGGATCGCTACTTACGGCCGATTTTTCCATATCAGTACTAACGAGTTGGAGTTAAACCATGTCTGACCTAACACCCGAGGAGCTGGCTTTTCTAATAAAGATAGGTCAGATCGAAGCACCAACCACAACAACAAAAACAACAGCCAAGAAAGACGAGGAATAAATCGTGGCAATTTTTCTAAATAATAAAGTCGGCTTTAAGGTCGGCGCTGCACCTGTGGATTTTACTGACCACGTAACCGCTTTCACTCTTACTCAACAATCGGACCAAATTGAGGTCACGGCCATGGGTTCAACCGCACATAATTTTGTAACTGGGCTCTCCAGCGACTCGATTACGGTAAGTCTGCTCAACGACACAGCGGCAGGATCAATCTTGGCAACGCTGCAAGCTGCATACGGCACGACTGTAGCATTTAAGGCGATCCAAGATTACACAGCTGCGGTATCTGCTACCAATGTTTTATACACCGGTACATTTTTGGTAGACAATCTAACTCCCCTCAACGGTGCTGTCGCCGATGAAGGCATGATGGATTTGACTTTTACATGTAACTCAAAAACAGTAGTAGCAACTACTGGCACTTGGTAATTAACTAACTAACAAAGGGGCAAACCATGGCAAGACTAAAGATCATACGTAACGATGGCACCGAACTAGTAGGCGAAATATCGCCCTCTATTGAATATGCCTTTGAGCAGTATTACAAGACTGGGTTTCATAAAGCGTTTCGCGAAATGGAGCAGCAGTCGATGGTCTACTACTTGGCTTGGGAAATTACAAAGCGTGCGGGTGAAGCACCTAAACCTTTTGGCGAGTCTTTTGTGGAAACACTTAAGTCAGTCGAGGTATTAGACAGCGACCCTTTAGCCTAAAGCGCGATCTCCCGTTTACATATTTGATCGCAAGATTAAGTATCAGACTGGGGATCGCGCCTCAAGCGCTATTAGATCTAGATAAGACAATGCTCGATGCACTTGTGCAAGGGCTTAAGGATGAAGCAAAGGAGTCAAGCGATGCCAATCGAGTTAAGCGGCGTAGATGAACTCCGTAAAGCCTTAAAGCAATATGCTCCCGATTTAGATAAACAGCTTAAGAAAGATTTAACTCTTGCTACTCAAAACGTAGTAAATGCTGCTCGCGGGTTTGTACCCGCTACTCCTCCCCTATCTAATTGGGGCCGCGATGGCGGTAACTTTCCAATCTATAATGCGGCAACTATACGTAACGGCATAAGACTAAGCACAGCCCGATCTAAAATAAATAAAAATGGTTTTGCATCGTCTGTACGTATTGTCAATGCTAACGCCGCCGGTGCTATCTATGAAACAGCGGGCCGTAAAAACCCTGGTGGGCAACCTCAGGGCAAAACTAGAGAAGTAGTAATCCCTACTTTCCGTAAAGATACCGGTGTCGGTGAACATCGTTACATAACATCAACCGGAAAGAATTTCGGTAAGAGTAATAACCCTAATGCAGGTAAACAATTTGTAGATGCTGCTAATGCCACAGGCGTACTCGTAAATGCTAAGCCTCGCGGTGCCGGTCAAAGAGGGAAGGTCTCACGTAAATCTACAGGCCGTCTTATCTATCGTGCTTGGGCTGCCGATAACGGCAAAACTAACGAAGCTGTCGTAAGGGCTATTATGAAAACTAATGATCTCTTTATGAGCAAGACCTCAGGTATTGCTACACGTGGCGTTAGGAAGGTTGCATAATGGCCGGTACTAATTTAGACATTAAAATAATTGCAGAATTCTTAGGCAAGAACGCTTTTAAGCAAGCTGAGACAGCCACTAACAAACTTAATAAGACTGTTAAATCTCTTGGCTCATCTTTTGGTGTTGCTTTTGGTGGGGCTGCTCTTGGCTTAGCTGTTCGCTCTGCCGTTAAAGAATTCGCAGATGCAGAGCGCGAAACTATTGCTCTTACTAATACTGTTAAAAATTTAGGGTTAGCCTTTGATGCTCCGGCAGTCTCAAACTATGTAGATCAGATTGCTAAGCTCTATGGCGTAACAGGCGCTCAGGCTGTACCGGCTATGCAAGCTCTACTCTCAGCCACCGGATCGGTATCTAAATCGACCGAGATCATGAACGTAGCCCTCGATCTAGCTGCCTCTCGTAACGCCGATGTAGCAGCTGTCGCCTCTGATTTGGCTAATGCCTATGTGGGTAATTCTAAAGGACTTGCTACATACCGTTTAGGTCTGACAAAAGCCGAACTAGCGGCCATGACTTTTGATGAGATTTTAGAAAAGATATCCACAGATACCCTAGGAGCAGCCGATGAAGCGGCAGCAAGCCTTAGCGGAAAGATGGCGATACTTTCAGAGGCAGTTAATCAAGCTCAGGCTCGTATCGGTGGAGGCCTAGTCGATGCTTTAGGTGGACTAGCTGGGCCTAATGGCGCCGGTGGTGCAGCTCAAACTATTGAGAACTTATCTACAAAGCTCACTAATGCCATTACAGGGTTTGGATACCTTGTACAAGAAGTAAAGATCGCTCAGCCTGTAATCGTAGGTGCCGGTATTGCTATCGGCCTTGCATGGGCTCCATGGTTTACAGCTATAAGTGTCGCTGCCCTTGCTGTAGGTGCTTTAGGTAATGCGCTTAAAAAGAATAACGCTATACCCGCTCCCAATATGGGCCCTCTATTTTTCCCGGGCTCAGGCGATGGTGGATACAAGGAGCGCGAAGCCGCACGTAAAAAGGCAGAGCAAGAGGCAATCGCTCGTAATAAGCAACTGGCTAAAATTATTAAAGACCAGGCTAAGTCAGCTGCGAATATTGTTAAGCAAAAGAAACTACAACTAGCAATCGATAAGGCGCAATTAGCCCTCGGCAAGGGTGAAAACATATTTGACCTCGATGCCATCCAACTCAATGCAGCTCTTATTAATCAGGCGCAACAATTAGGCAACGTTACTAACTCTGCTCAGGTCTTACAGATTGCTAACGATACAGCGCGCTTAAGAGTTAAACAGAGCATCGCCGCCCTTGAGGATGCTATAGCGGCTAAAGATGAGGCAGCAATCATAAAGGCAACGGCTAAACTCAATGAGGATCTCAAAATCCTTGGAGCTCTTAGCGGTCAAAATGTACAGCTTAAATCTATTCAGACTATCCTTGAAAGCTTAAAGCCGAAAGACCTGATTAATCTAGCTAATCTAGAAGCAGCACTTGCTTTACTCAAGCAGATCAACCTATCAACTCCATCGGGTGCCACAACAGGCGGAGGCGGAGGCGGAGGCGGAGGAGCGGGTGCATTTGGTGCTGCAGGGGTCAATCCTGCACAAAGCTTGATCGATCTACGCGCTACCACAACTGTAGGAACAGGGATCAATTTCCTACTAAAAGAACAGATCGATGAAATAATGGCTGTGTCTAAATCATCTCAAGTCGATGAACAATCAAAACGCGCAGCTATGAACATTACTATTAATACAGGTATAGGCGATCCGAACGCTATAGCCGAGGCTATTGATCAAGTGCTAAATGATGCTATTGCTCGCGGATCACTTCGAGGAGTAATGGCAGTATGACCGCGTGGGTACCCGAGTGGCGCATAAGCGTAGGCGATGATGTATACACAACTGTTACATCTGCAAGCCTAACTACCGGACGTACAGACATTGATCGGCAACCTAATGCCGGATATTCGCGTATTGAAATCCTTAATACAACAGGGGCAGCTTTTACTATTGAAGTAGGCGATGCTGTACTTCTCGAGCTTAAAAACTCAGCTGGGGCTTACGTGCCTGTTTTTGGTGGGTCAGTTACAGACTTTACTATCGGAGTACGTAGCCCTGAGGAAACTGGCTACATAACCTACGGCACGATCTTAGCCATCGGTAGCCTCGCTCGACTTGCTAAATACATCTTTACAGATGCACTTGCTGAGGGCCTTGATGGTGCACAGATCGCAACTATCTTAAGTGCAGCTCTTAACCTGTCATGGGCCGAGGTAACTCCTACTCTTACATGGGCAACCTATCCTCCATTGGTTACGTGGGAAAATGCAGAAAGTTACGTAGGTACTGTCGATAGCGGCGTGTACACCATGATCGCAACTACAGCCGGTACGCCTAAAGCTGAGAACTTGGCAGATCAAATTGCTGCAAGCGCACTTGGACAGCTATACGAGGACAAAGGCACAGGCAACGTAAATTACGATGATGCAGACCATCGAGAGAATTACCTGAACACTTACGGATATACCTCAATCGATGGCAGCTATGCCACTCCCTCAAGTGTCCGGTCATTAACTCAGGTAGCCAAGATCCGTAACAGCTTGATCTACAAATATGGCACAGGCTACGCCTCAGAGTATGCAACGAGTGATCCCGACTCCATCGCTACTTATGGACGTTTTGAGTACCGAATAGACAGCAACATCAAAACCCTAGCTAACATCACAGCGGTAGGTACAAGAGAGCTAGAGCTGCGAGCTGTGCCTTATGCTCAGTTTGCCTCAATTACTTTTAGACTAGATAACTCAGATATGCCATCGGCTACTCGAGATACGATCATTAACACATTTTTTGGACAGCCTATTCAGATTACTAATCTGCCAAGTAATATGTTTGACGGTACCTTTAGGGGTTTCCTCGAGGGCTACAGCCTAAACTCGACTCCTACTTATGTGGATCTAACCCTTAACTTGTCACCGGCTAAGTTTAGTCTGCCTATAGATTTAGGCAATTACACGCTTTCACAAACAATTACTAATGCAGGAAATACGACCTTTACGGTACCGGCTGGAAAAACACAGATAGCAGTCTTTGCTAAAGGTTACGGCGGAAATGGTGCTAACGGCTCTGCAAGCGGTGGACAAGGTGGAGCAGGTGGAGCAGGTGGAGGCGGAGCCGGAGCTGCTGCTTTTTGGAATTATGACGTTATACCCGGAGCTACTTACACAGTAAATCTAGATTTTAGCGGCACTCGCCGAGTTAGTTTTGGATCATTAATATCTGTTAGCTCGGGAGCTGACGGCACGACAGCCGGTGGATCAGCTTCAAGCGGAGGTCTTTACTCTATAGATCCGGGTGTAGTTTATTTTACAAGCGCAACAGGTACACCATCGGGAGCAGCTGGAGCAGTTAGAACTACTAACGGTAATGGCAATCCGGGGCAAAATGGATTTGGTACAGGTGCGACCTTAACGGTGCCTACAAGTTTAGGACTTCCAAATAACTTTACAGCTGGTACCGGTGGCGGCGGTGGTGGTGGTGGTGCAAAAGCCGGTGGCGGTCAGTTTAATACAGGTGGTATTGGTGGCAGTCCTTTAGCTGGAAACGGTGGAGATGCGCTAGAAGATTTTAATTTAGACGGATACAACGCAGCGGCAACAGCTGGAACAGGCAACGGTGGCGGTGGCGGCGGTGGTGGTGCTTTTCAATCATCTTATGGATCCGGTAACGGCGGACTAGGATCGACTGCAAGTGGTGCGGTCGTCTTTATTTACACACGATAAGTTAGGATAATCACTATGGCACTTAGTCCGAATTATAACTGGAGCGAACCTGATAACAGTTCACTCGTAAAAGATGGCGCACAGGCGATGCGTACGCTGGGCGATGCCATTGACACTTCCGTTTGGAACGTGGGTTTTGGTCAAGCGGGTAAGAACAAAATTATCAATGGTAATTTTTCTGTCAATCAAAGAGGCTTTACATCATTGACTACCCAAGATTTTGGTTTTGATCGTTGGATCAATGCGCTTTCAGGCGCAACGGCTACTTATTCCGCACAAGCATTTACTTTAGGTGCAGCACCAGTAGCGGGGTATGAAGCCAAAAACTTTGCTCGTTTGGCTGTTACTGTTGGAAATGATAATTGCAGACTTCAACAAATAATTGAGGATGTTCGTACTTTTGCAGGTCAAACTGTTACAGTCTCATTTTGGGCAAAAGGAACTAATCCGACAACACCAGGAAATCTTGTTTGTCTTTTAATGCAAGACTTTGGAACAGGTGGAAGTCCTAGCGCGCAAGTTAAAACATCAGATGGAATTGTTGTTTTAACTGCAAATTGGACTCGATACTCATTTACTTTTACTTTACCTTCAATTGCTGGTAAGACATTGGGAACAAATAACAACAGTGGTTTATATTTTTGGCTTGGACAACATACAAGTGTTTCAACAGACGCTTGGACACTCGATTTGTGGGGTGTTCAGGTTGAATACGGGTCAAAAGCAACCCCCTTCCAAACTGCAAGCGGCGGCAGTATTCAAGGCGAATTGGCTATGTGCCAAAGGTATTACTATCGATTAACACCCGGGGCTGGTCAGGCTTTGTCATTTGGAAACAATTACAACACAATCCAAAATCGAACAACAACTATGTTCCCAGTTGAAATGAGAATTGCGCCAACAGCATTGGAACAAAATGGGACTGCTAATAATTATGCTATTAGTCAAGCGGGAATTGGTTCTACTGTTTGCAGTAATGTACCAAGTTTTGGAATTGCAAATACGCGTTTTGCAACTGTCACAGGACAAGTTGCTTCAGGATTAACGGCTTATAACACTTCTACGTTAAGTGCTGATGCAACAAATGGAGCAACTGCCTATCTAGGATGGAGTGCTGAACTATGAAATATGAATTACTTACAACTAATGAAGATGGCGTAAAAATTTACGCACGCATAGATGATGACGGCTTATGCCGCGTTACTTGCACAGAGGATAATCCTGAGTATCAGGCTTGGTTAAATCCGGTAAAAGATGGAGACTAGCTATAACGGGTACCCGGCATCGAAAGATCCGGATGTCATTAAAATAAAGTCCTACCCTGTAAAGGGTACGGATCGTAAGCTAAGGTGCGCCGAGAGTGTTGGGCCTCTCTTGGCCGCCTTTGCTGCCGAGTTTCATGAGCTGATCGAGCCGATCGATGAGGGCACTTTTGACGATTGGGCCTATGCCTATCGCATGGTACGAGGTAATCCGACAAAACTCTCATGTCACTCATCCGGAACAGCTATTGACCTTAACGCTACAAAACATCCACTAGGAAAGGTAGGCACTTTTCCGGCTGAAAAAGTACCGATGATCCGGGCGCTGTCTAAAAAGTACGGCCTCAAGTGGGGCGGAGACTTTAAGAGCCGAGCCGATGAAATGCATTGGGAGGTAGAGGTCTCAGCTACTAAGGCTAAAGCGCTCATCGAGAGTTTAGGGCTAAAGTAAATAAATCCTAAGGGGCAGCTAGGAGCAACACATGAAAGAGCAAGCAATCGCAGCGGCCAAGTCATACGGTCGCGCAGCCTTGGCAAGTGCGGCAGCGCTGTATATGTCAGGCATTACAGATCCAAAAGTATTGGCTAACGCGTTTATCGCTGGGCTAATCGGGCCACTACTGAAAGCACTCCAACCGTCCGAAGGTCAGTTTGGGGTAAAGAAGTAATGGAAAGAGCTCAGCTTCTAATTGGTATTGCCTTGGGGGTAATTACCATTTTGGGGTTAGGGGCTGGGCTCATCCGTCATTTGGTTAAGTACTACCTCTCAGAGCTACGGCCTGACGGTAACGGCGGTCATAACCTTGCAGGTCGTGTAGACCGTATCGAAAAACGTGTAGACAAGATTTACGAGATGCTGCTCGAGGATCGACTAGCTCGTTAGGCGTGTCGTATTGCTATTTGTCGGTACTTGGCCTCATACTTTTGTTACAACGCTGAGAGGGCTACTCGGTTAGTAGCTTGATCGGCCTTAACAAAGGGCTAAGTATGAACAGTTTAGATATATTGATCGGGTTAGCAGCTTGTGGCATATGCTTTATGTTTATGGTCATTGGTTATTCTGTAGGTTTTAAGCATGGACACGGTGAGGGTTTTATCCGCGGTCGCGCTATCTCTCAAGCTCTTAAAGACAAGGAGCTCATCTAATGAGTTTCTTAGATGGCTACGAGTTAGCTAATGACACGATTATCAGATTTCGCAAAGAATTCCCTAGCGGGCGCATTATCACTTCTGTAGAGAAAGAGGATTTAGCCGCTGGCTGGATCTTAGTAAAGGCCGAGATTTTTAGAGAGTTTGAGGATGCCGTACCAAGTGCTGTCGATTACGCATATGGCAACGTAGCTACATATCCACAGAATATGAAAAAGTGGTTTGTTGAAGATACAGTCACAAGCTGCATTTCAAGAGCAATCAAGCTGCTATCCCCTAGTAGCGCCCGGGCCTCACGTGAGGACATGGCACGCGTTGAGTTTGAGCCTACGCCTAAGTACAAGGAAGCCGATCCATGGGCCACGCTGACCATTACTCAGACTGCTAAAGAGACAGGTACTACAGCTCTTACAACAGCTATAGATGATATTAAGAAAGAGCTTGGCGGAGAGCTTGTAGCTGAACCTGCTCGTTGTGCTCATGGCACGATGATATGGAAGCAAGCCGCAGCTGGATCGCCTAAGAATTGGGGCGGCTATTTCTGTACTGAGAAAACTAAAGCTACTCAATGCACGCCTTATTGGCATGTCCTTGCCTCAGACGGCAAGTGGAAGCCACAGGTATAACCATGGGCGAAATAACATTTATCAAAGACGGCTATGCAACTGTCATACACGATAACGGTGACATGACCGTTACAGCTTTAGATCGATGCGATCAATGCCTTGAGTGGCAGAGCACTAGCGGCGGCCTACAAATCCGCGACATCGGCCAAGAAGTAACCGTATGGCTATGTGCATCATGCAGGGCCTAATGATCGACCGCGTAATCCTTGACCGCTCTCAAGAGATTACCGCTCACCGCACCGCTTTAGAGCGTGCTGCCGTTATGGATGAGTCATGGTTTCGCCTGTATGGTCAAAACCTGAATTATCACGAAATGATAACGCAGCATGCAGAGTCAGTAGGCGCAGAGATAGCTGTAGCTGAGTACTTTGGCTTACGTAACTTCATGCCAAGCATCAATACCTTTAAGGCTGAGGCTGACGTAGAGACTTTAGAAGCTCGCATTGAGGTAAAACACACTAAATGGGCTAATGGGCATCTAATATTACAAGAGTCTCAGCGCTCGCGGCCTAATGATGTCTGCATATTGGTCTATGGAAAGAGCCCGGTCTATCAGCTACTCGGATGGATCCCGGCACACATGGCGATGATGCCTAGATATAAGCACACACAGCAAGGCAACTACTGGGTGAGCCATCGCAACCTATTCGAGATGAAATATTTAAGGAGCTCTAACTATGGCGATACTCAAATCTAATTGCAGGATATGTAAGAAAGTTACTCAGCATGAGGATCGAGTAGTAACCGAGAACCTACCGCCCTACGTCAAAACGCTTCAATGTGTCAGCTGCGGGGTTATGGGTGTTGTGCTCATGGAGGATGTGCAAATTGCCGACCTATGAGTATGAGTGTATTAGCTGCAATATTAGGTATGAGACTGTAGAAAAGATAGCCGAGCACGTTACGCCTTATTGCTGCAACCTTGCCATGAGACAGGTCTACTCCCCTCCTGGTATCTCATTTAAAGGCACAGGATGGGGCCATCAATGAAGTACATCTATCTATGCGATTGTGGAATAACCCTTGAATATGAGTTAGCTACTGACCTTATTGCAAGTGTAGAGCTACACAATGGCAGCGATCAGAGTCATTTGGCATGGGAACATGAGGCCCAAAGATGACCCTCGACACGCCCAAGATCCCGCGTATTATCAAATGGATTTGCATAGCCATGCTACCCTTGTGTAGTTCATTAAATACTCCTGCTAACGCAGTTGAGATAAATGAGATAGACAAATATAAAATCTATATACATCTAAAAGTACTGAATTATAATGAGTTTAGATGTATTGAAAGATTATGGACTAAAGAAAACAGGTTATGGGATCCCTATGCCAAGAACCCTAAGAGCTCTGCATTTGGTATACCTCAACTCTTGAAGCTAAAAGAAACTAACCCATATGTACAAATGGATTTGGGTTATAAATATATACTCCACAGATATTCTAAAAGTAATAAAGATCGAGGTAATGCGGCATGTAACGCCTTGGCCTTTCACTTACGCAATGGGTGGTACTAATGGTGCAAGGTAGGCACGACCCTAGACTTAGCCGTAAATACAAGGCGCAACGCCTCATCGTGTTAGCACGTGATGGCTATGTATGTACGTACTGCGGGCAGGATGCTACGACTGTAGATCACATCGTTAGTCTCAAGCATGGAGGCGATCCAATCTCATTAGAGAATATGGTGGCCTGTTGTAAGCGTTGTAACAGCTCTAAGGGTTCACGCTCACAAGGCGTTTTTTTAGCACAGACGGCTAC